GCAGTAGATTATGCCAATGATGGAGATGTAAAAGGGTTTATCAAAACAATGACCTCTCTTGCTGATGTTGAAGAAATTGATGAGAATGATTTGTATGCTTTACCCCAAGACCCAAAACATGAGATTGTTGCTAAAGCACAAATGCAACTTGGAAATTTTTTTCTTTTTGGAGCTAAAGCATCTGAAGACGGTAAAGTTATTAAAACTAAAAAAGACTTAAATAAAGCCGTTCATTACATTAAGAGTTCTGCTAAGAATGGTAATGTAGATGCTCAACAAAATCTTGCTACAATGTATGAAGATGGGATTGGCCCAGATGGTAAATCTTTACCCAACATAAAACAAGATTATAAAAAAGCATTAAAATGGTACTCTTATGCTGCAAAACAAGGTTCTGCACTTGCAAAGAAAGATGGTTTAAAAGTGTATAACAGGATTAGAGGTTAAAAAATGAAACATATTGAAGTATCGTTAATGGGAGAAAATGAATTATCTATTGATGGCCAAAGCAAACCAGATGGAAATATAGAAATTCGTGAATTTGAAGATGGTGAGTGGATGGGTGGCGGTTATGCTACCTATGATAATCTCGTAGAGAAAGTGAAAGAGGCGTTAGAAGATAATGGTTAAGAAACCAACGATTAAAGAACTTGAATCAGAGAATGAAAAACTCAAGAACATTCTCCGCAATGCGTTTCCAGAAAAGTCTGGTCACTTCTTCATCTGTGGTGAAGCGGGGGAGAAAGATACTAGTGGATTACCAGATAAAGTGTTTATCTGCCCAACATATGGATTGGATGGATTTCAAGTTTATAAAAAGGATGGCAAATATAGCACGCCAGGATGGTAAAATGAAAACAATTACATTACAAGTTGAAGATGGTGCAAATGATGTGGATTTGAGGGATTTAGTATGAATATTTTTTATTTAGATAAAGACCCTGTGATTGCAGCTCAGATGATGTGCAACAAACACGTTGTCAAAATGATATTAGAAAGCGCTCAAATGCTTTCAACTACACATCGTGTTTGTGATGGTGATACATATGCAGATGAAGTAGGTTTGTACAAGTTGGCTCATAAGAACCATCCTAGTACGAAATGGGTTCGTAGTAATCCTTTTCATTATCTGTGGTTGTACCATCATATGATTGGTCTTATGAATGAGTATACGCATAGATACGGTAAAGTTCATGCTACAGAAAGACTTAAATCTAGCCTCAAACCAGTTCCTAAACAGATGTTAGCAGAAACTTTTACTGATTTTATTGATCCACCTCAGTGTATGCCTGAGGAATGTAAACAAGATGATACTGTGTTTGCATATCAAACTTACTATATAGTAGAGAAGTCTAAAATTGCAAAATGGTCTAAACGTGAAATACCAACATGGTTTATAGGGGGGTCTGATGGTAAGAGAGAGTCGGTCAAATTGGGTGCTTAGAAGTATGAGAGAATCTAGAGAAACATCACTAGAAGAACGCAATACTTCATTTGTTTCAAATTTAAATGAAAAAAATTATAAGTCGTTATTATATTCATTTAATGAAGATGAGATTATAAACTTATCGAAAGAAAATAAAACTCTTTGCTACAATATAAAAGAATTACAGAAACAGCTGCAAAACGCATATATACGTATCAAGGAATTAACCAACGATACAAAACAAATGGAACTTTTTTGATGCCAACTTACAAATTTCATGATAAAACAACAGGTGAAGAGTGGGAAGATTTTCTTACTATGGGTGAACGAGAGGAGTTTCTTATAGACAACAAACACATCAGGCAAGTACCTGTACCGTTTGCTTATACAGGAGATCATATCATGGGCGTAGGCCCAAAGACTGATGCTGGATTTGAAGATAGAATGTCACAAATTGCAGATGCTCATCCTGGCAGCCCTCTTGCATCTAGGTATAAGAGTAATGAAACTCATGCACAGATTAACGCAAGGAATGTGGTAGAGAAACATAAAAAGAAAAGGCCAATAGTTTCTTGATTTAATTTAGTTTTCTTAACTACATTTTAACCCCTTGTATGGTATACTATTAAGATAGGAAATCATACAAGGAAGATGAATGAAAAAGAAACCAGTTATATTGGTAGATGATAAGATAAAAATACCAGCTTGGTATTGCTTAAAATACGAAACTTTATATCGAAAAGTAGAACCAGATATAAAATTAGTTAGTGAAATTAAGATAGATTTAACGATATGATATATAAGTATATGGTACAGGCGAGAAATACAAACTTCAGCACAGATGCACAGCATCTACGCCAGCTGGGAAGTCCCTCCGCCTATGTACCAGAGGGGGAGTCATTTAACAAACTCCCCCTCACCTTAATTTTTATGAAAGAAAAGTATAATGTCAACAAAGAAAAATAAAGAAATTAATAATAGCAATCTAGTAGCAATAAAACCAATTACAGATAGTCAAAAAGGAGTTTTTGCTTCTTGGAAAAAAGATAAGAATCAATTTCTTTTTGGTTGTGCTGGTACAGGAAAGACTTTTATTTCTTTATATTTGGCACTACAATCAGCATTGAATTTAGAGAGCAAGCATGATAAAGTAGTTATTGTTCGTTCTTTAATTCCTACAAGAGAGATTGGATTTTTGCCAGGCGATGAGGAAGATAAAGCTGCACTCTATCAAGTACCGTATCAAAACATGGTGCAGTTTATGTTCGAGCAACCTAATGAACAATCTTTCAATAATCTGTATGACCGCCTCAAAGGACAAGGCACTCTACACTTTCTATCAACCTCTTTTCTAAGGGGATTGACATTTGATAATACTGTTGTTATAGTAGATGAATGTCAAAATATGAACTTCCATGAGTTGGATACTATCATTACGAGGATTGGCCAAGATTCTAAAATTATCTTCTGTGGTGATTTTGACCAGACTGATTTACAGAGAACAAATGAAGTAAATGGCTTACATAACTTCTTACGTATTCTAGAAGAAATGGATGAGTTTAATTGTACAGAATTTACGATTGGTGATATTGTTCGTTCTGGTTTTATTAGAAGTTATTTGATTAATAAAATCAAGCTTGGAATTGGTATGGATTGATGAAGCACACACAACGTCAATGGGATAGAGATGTGGGTATAGGGTCAGTTCCTGGCAAATACAAATACAATTGTCCTAAGTGTGAAGATACTGGCGTAATACCTTTTCATGAATTAACTTCAGATACTAAGAAAATAATTCAAAAGAATGTAGCTAATAATGAAACAACAACTAAATTAACAAAATGTGATGAATGTGTAGGAGAAAAGATATGAATATTGAAAGATTAAGAGAACAGTTAGAAATAGATGAGGGTGTTAAATATGAAATATATAAAGATCATCTTGGTTACCCTACTTTTGGTATCGGCCATCTTATTTTGGATTCCGATGCTGAACACGGACAAGATACAGGAACCGCCGTTAGTGAAGAAAGAGTCAAAGAAGCCTTCGAAGCCGATCTCGTTTCAGTCTTGTCTGACTGCGAATCTCTCTACGGAGATTTTGGAGATTTGCCAGAAGATGCTCAGGAAATAATTGCTAATATGATATTCAATATGGGTCGGCCTCGTTTGTCTAAGTTCAAAGGAATGAAACGTGGTGTTGATGCTCGTGATTGGAACGCAGCTGCTGATGAGATGGTAGATAGTGCTTGGTATCGTCAAGTACCAAATCGTGCAAAACGATTAGTAGAAAGAATGCGTAAAGTATAAGTGACTTGACAAATCTAAATAAATAAGGTATAGTTATATAATGTTTAATCATATGAATGTGGAGTTGCCCCCTATAAGCGCAACAACAACTAATGGTGTTCGTCTTTATGAAACACCAGAAGGAAACAAGTATCCTTCAATCACAACTATTCTATCAGTCCGTAATAAATCTGGATTGGTGGAATGGCGTAAACGTGTAGGCGAAAAGACTGCAAACTACATTGCTGGTAAGGCCGCTGCAAGGGGAACTAAGGTTCACCATATGTGTGAGGACTACCTCAACAATGAGAATATAGAGCACCACCAAAAAGATTTTTTGCCTTGGTGTTTGTTTAATCAGTTAAATAAATTATTTATCAATATAAATAACATTCATGCACAAGAAGCTGGACTCTATAGTGATAAATACAGAGTGGCTGGTAGAGTTGATTGTATTGCAGAATACAATGGCATACTATCTATCATAGACTTCAAAACATCAACCAAAGAACGCAATGATCAATGGAATGAAAACTATTACATTCAATGTGCAGCTTATGCAGAGATGTATGGGGAAAGAACAGGTACAGAAATAGAGCAGATTGTTATTCTATGTGTAACTGAAGATGGTACTGTACAAGAGTTTGTAAAACAGAAGTATGATTACCTTGATGCGTTGGAAGAAACCGCTTCTGAATGGAGAAAGAAAAATGAAACACCTAGTACAAGTAATGGCGGTGTTTCTGTTAATGGGTTGTCAAACCAACAATAATATTCCCAAAGACACAATATCGCCCGCACCAATAACAGAATCTAAAAAACCAGACATAATGATAGCTCCTGATCCTGTTCCAAAAGCGGTGCAGATAAACAAACCAGTTATTTGTGGAGATTCCGCTACAGTCCTATCAGGACTGATAAAGAATACTGGAGAACAACCTGTTATGATGTGGAATGATGAAACACGTGGCCACCAACTTGTGGTTATGATGAATAGAGAAAGTAAGACGGTAAGTGTTTTAGAATGGCCTATGCCTGATCTTGTTTGTATGATTTCTTCTGGAGTTAATGCTTCGTTTAATGGAGAACTTAATCAAAAGAAACCAGTTGGTTTTAAAATTTCTCATTAAAGGGTATTGACTTTATAGGTTCTGTATGGTATAAATATAATACAATTTGATGATACGAATTGAAGACTGAACTGGACTTGGGGGCAGTACCCAACGCCTCCACCATAAGCACAGTGTGATAACTCGTTATATCCACTCTGTTGCAACATTGACGCTAAAGGATGAACTTGCTGTGTTTATGATGGGGGCGAAATAGGATCGACAGGCAGGGACAGATGAGTGGAGAATTGTCGGATGACTCCGTTATTGGTCAAAAACTATAGATGCAAACGATAATGTATCATATGAGGGTTTTGCACTAGCTGCATAATCTGTCGGGGTTCGGGAGATACCTAGCAACAGAAATCTCCCACTTTATTTAAAAGGGTATTGACATATTACTATTGTTATGTTATACTCTGTTATAATACGAATTTAAGTGACGGGAACCTATTCCTATATCGACACTTAATAGAGTTTGGTAGTTCTCTTTTATAGGACTAAAAACTACCATTTTAAAAGTTGAAATAGTTTCAGCTTATTTCGTAATGTTAAGGAAAACATTTAAATGACTACCACTACCACTACCGCTACCACACAGGCCGCTCGGGTCGAAAACGCACTTGTTAACGGTGCAGAACTAACCGCAAAACAGATTACTGCACGTTATGGTGTTAAGAATGTTCGCTCGGTTATTAGTAAACTTCGTTCAGAAGGTTTATCAATCTACTTGAATAAGCGTGTATCATCTTTTGATGGCGCGTCTTATATGAAGTACATGATTGGTACTCCAACACGAGCAGTTGTTGCAGCTGGATACAAAGCACTACGCTCAGCGTAATGTTTTTCGGGTGATGTCGTAATACATCCGTGGGGGTCTATGGTTAACCCCCAACTTTTATTAATTAATATTGGACTACATGAGATGAATAATACAAAAACTTTTTCATTAGAGATTGAAAGTATTGCGAGAGAAAAAAGAATAACTCATATGGAAGCTGTTCTTTGGCATTGTGATAAACAAGGGATTGAACCAGATACGGTGAGTTCTCTTATATCCAAAAGTCTTAAAGAAAAGATTGAAGCAAACGCTAGAGAGCTCAACTTTCTTCCAAGACAGGCACAGTTACCAGTTTAATGTATAAAATCTATACACGAAAAACTTGTATTTACTGTGACATGGCTAAATCTTTAATGAAAGAAAATGATATTGATTTTATGGAAGTTAATATTGATTTTGATAATGAAGAAAGACTTTTACTTAAAGAACAAGGCCATAAAACTGTGCCACAAATCTATGATGAAGGAAATAATCACATTGGTGGTTATACAGACCTTCTAGACATTTTTAAAAAGGAAATATAAATGTTTGCATTATTATTACTCGTACCACTAATAGGATCACTATTCGTTGTGCAAAATTCAGAAGCTATTCAAAAGTTTGAAAAACAAGTTGCAGAGGGTTATGAATGGAATTATGTTGGCTCACAACCTTTAGACCCTAAAGACAAGAATATTTCTTTACAGGTTCAAGGAAGTGATCCATACATCATCTTTAAATTAAAGAAACCAGTAGAGTAATGTTTAAAGGATTAATACAAGCAATCATAGTATTAATCCCTACATATATTACTGCTTATCTTACAGATAAAATGATATATGTTATTCCGATGTTGGCTGCAGTAAGTTTTATTGCATCCAGTATTGCCCCCGCAACAAGTCGAAGAGTAGATGAAGACGGATATAAAAAAGATGATGGAACCGATTGACGTTTACATTATGTATTGTGCAATGAAAGCACATTTTAGTAGAAAAGACTATGACTTTAATAAGTATGGTGGAAAGACTAAAGTATCCAGAGATTCTTTCTTCAAACGTAAAGACAGGCATTTCTTTGTCAAACTTTCAAGAAAATATAAAACTACAATTGAAATAAAAAACTATTATATCTCTAATTTCATTAAAGATAAAAGAGGATACATTGCTAACTTTAGTGATGATAATTACAAATCGTGGTTACTTAAAAGATCAGGCTTCTTTGAACAATTTATAATAGAGTTAAGTCCTTACATAAAAGAATTTCAGCCTCTATTTGAAGTTGAAGGTAACAATCATCCAAAACTATTAAAAGAGTTTTTAGGTAGTAGAGTATCATTAGAAACTATGATTGTATTGGATGAGCTTGTTGAATACGGTAAGAATTGGGATAAACTATTAGAAGGCGATATTATATGGATTGATTTAAAAAAATTGATGGAAAATTACAAAGGGTTCTTGACAATTAATAAAAACTTGTATAGAATGAAACTACTGAAACTAATAGAGGAGTCCAGTTAAATGGAACTTACAGTACACTTGGATGGTAATCCTACCATTCGTGAAGAAGGATTTTTTGAGAGCAAAGTAACTGCTCTAGAAAATCAAATTAAGGCATTACAATTTGATAATGCTGAGTTGGTTAGTCTAAGTGACGAGCTTCGTGAAAGAGTCACGAAAATTGCTACTCGTTTTCCTAGTCAAAAAGGAAATCAACCAAGAAGGAATGATCGCTTTAACAACAAGCGTGACTAAATGGAACGCCGGCGTAGCTCAGTTGGTAGAGCGGTTGATTTGTAATCAATAGGTCGTGGGTTCGATCCCTGCCGCCGGCACCATTAAAGAGGAATAATATGGAAGTTAAATTTGTAGATAAAATGGGAAGTGATCTTTCTGTGGTTAATGCCGCAAGAGTATCATTTGCAAAAACATCTGAATGGGAATCGATTCCAGAAGCAGGGCCTGTAGAAGGTTTGTTGTCTATTCAAGATGAGAAATTAATCAACTACCTTGCAAAACATAATCACTGGAGTCCCTTTGGTCATGCATCTATACAGTTTCATATCAAGGCTCCTATATTTGTTGCAAGACAATTAGTCAAACATCAAGTTGGTCTAGTATGGAATGAAGTATCAAGGCGTTATGTTGATGATGCGGTAGAGTTTTATGAACCTAAAGAATGGAGACTTGCAGCTGAGAATAAGAAGCAAGGTTCTTCTGATGAAACTGTAGAATATGGTGTAAGTTCTACATATCAATGGTGCAACGAAACATATAAAAATATGTTAAAAGCTGGAATTGCACCAGAGATGGCCAGAATGGTCTTACCACAATCAATGTATACTGAATGGTATTGGAGTGGAACACTAATGGCATTTGCTCGTGTATGCAATCTACGATGTAAACCAGACACACAACTAGAAACTCAAATGGTTGCAAATCAAATAGATGAGATAGGAAAAGAAATGTTTCCTACATCATGGGAGGCACTAAGAGATATATAATGTCAAAAGCCTTAGTAATAGGAAACGGTGAATCAAGATCATGGTATAAACCATGTGAGAAAAAAATAATGTCTAATGATGTTATTACTTGGGGCTGTAATGCAATCTATCGTGATGGTGATGTAGACAACCTTGTTGCAATGGACTATGGTATGCAACAGGAAATTTATGACTCTGAATATCAAAAAACACACAATTGTTGGTTTGCAGATTGGTCTGTATTACCAGCAGAAGTTGCAGAAATGACTCTTATGGGATTTGACTTACCACCAAATTTTATTCATAGGAGTAAAAACAAAACTGCTAATTGTGTGATACAAGGAAAAGACCCAGCCACCATACAACAAAGAATTGATGCATTGAAAGAACTAAATGCAAATTTAGATATGGATGATTTGCAAAAGAAATTGACAAAAGATGTTGGAGTTTGGATAACCTATGTTGATGATAATGATACTGTTAAAAACATAGAATCTCCTAGAGGATGGGCTGCAGGGACTACTGCATTACATCTTGCTTGTCAACAGGGGGCAACAGAAGTTTATATGTTAGGTTTTGATTTATCTGCTAAAAATGAATTATTAAATAATATATATAAAGGAACAAACTACTATTTACCATCAGATGCAAAGGGTTTCAATCCACAAAATTGGGTGAAACAGTTGGTATCTGTTTTTAAAGAGTTTACGAATACACAATTTTATTGGGTAGAACCTAAACATAATATTGGAGCTTCAAGTTCCAAGCATGGTTACTTAACTGATAAAGTTGTGATAAGAGACTTGACAAAAGCAGAACTTTGTGATACACTACGTATACAATAATAAATCGCATATATTAACATAAGGAGAATACATATGTCGTTAGCTACAATGAAAAAGTCCAATTCCTTGGACAAACTGCTCGGTGCAGTTCAAACCGAAAATGCCCCACAAGAAAAGAAGTCCTATGCAGATGAACGTCTGTGGAAACCAGTGGTAGATAAATCAGGTAATGGTTATGCCGTTATTCGTTTTCTTCCAGCGGTTGAAGGTGAAGACCTTCCTTGGGCAAAAGTCTGGAACCATGCGTTTCAAGGCCCTACTGGTCAATGGTATATTGAGAACTCTCTCACCACCATTGGACAAAACGATCCTGTATCAGAAATGAACTCTGCATACTGGAACTCTGGTGTAGAATCTGATAAGGAAATTGCACGTAAACAGAAACGTAAGTTGCAATACTTTGCAAACATTCTGGTTGTACAGGATAAAGCAAATCCTCAAAATGAGGGTAAAGTAATGCTCTATCGTTTTGGTAAGAAAATCTTTGATAAGTGTATGGAAGCTATGCAACCAGCATTTGAAGATGAAACTCCAGTGAATCCATTTGATTTCTGGGAAGGTGCAGAATTTAAATTGAAGATTCGTAAGGTAGATGGTTATTGGAATTATGACAAATCTGAGTTTGGTGCTGCATCACCATTGTTTGATAATGATGATGAGATTGAAGCAGTATGGAACAAAGAGTATCCTCTTTCAGAGTTTTCAGCTGAATCTAATTTCAAGTCTTATGATGAGTTGAAGACTCGTTTGGGTACTGTACTTGCAGGGACTACTACTGTAGGAAATGTAACTGCTTTGATGGAAGATGAACCACAAAAAGCAGCTTGGGTAGATACAAAAGAAGTACCAGCTCCTACTCCTACTGTAACCACATCTGATGAAGACGATACTATGTCTTACTTTGAAAAACTTGCTGAAGAAGGATAATTACTTCTAGGAACAGAAAGTTCTTTAGAACCCCTCATGGAAACATGGGGGGTTTTTTAATGTGCGTTTGCCAGTTGACCAATTACCATATTAGGTTGTCTAACTGGTGTTGATGTTGATGTGTGTGACGAACTATTAGAAGAGACAACTGATGTTGGTGCATTTACTATACTTGGTGCGGCAGCTGCGTTTGCGTTTGTTGGTGTTAAAGAAGGTGTAGTTACTGCATTAGTTCTCACTGCATTTTGTTCTGCTTTTAATTTTTCAACTTTCTTAGCTTCTTCTATTTCTTTTTCTAATTTTTGTTTTTCTGCAAAAGCTTTTCTTTTCAAAACAAATTGTTTTTGTTCCTCTTCTTTTTCTTTCTTTGCTTCAGATTGTTCCTCTTCAGTACCAAAAAGTGCGTTAGCTGCCTTATCACCAATAACAGGTATTGCTCGAATCATTGCTTGCACCTTATCAATTATAAATGAGAATAGTCCAGATATAGCATTACCCATAGAAGTAAGACTTTCTTTGATAGAATCAACAATATTAAAATCATCCATTATTTTAGAAGCGTTTGTAAAAGATTCAATTCCAAATATACTACCTATTTTTCCAATAATCCAAGACAAACCATCTTTAATTGGGTTGATTATAGCAC